TTGAGCTATCTTCAACGCCTGAGCTTATAGCTAAGCTTGTCATGTAAGCTTTAACTTGATAAACTTTGTCGCCAGTTTCAGCAGTACCAAACTCTATATTGAATAAAGTTCTTGCTACCCATAAGTCATAAAGGTCTTCATAGCCTAACGTCGCGTCTAAAGCCGTCATAGCTTCAACGTCAACACTAACACTTCTTAAGCCTTCTAAACTTTCTGAGTAGCCTGCACTGTCTTTTGTTGTTGCTTCTCTTGTTTCCATAGAGAAAGTTATGTTTGCTGAAGTTGCGTGGGTAATTGCTACAAATGTAGTCCCACCACCCCCAGACGCCACGTCAACCCCTACAAAGAGGTCCGTTCCGTTTACTATTCCAGTAGTAGCCATTATTTAGTTAATTTAGGGTTATTGTTATTATTTAATTTTTCTTTCTTTTCAACTTTTTCAATAGACTTTTTTTCGTCTTTTGGTTTAAAGTCGTGAGGCTCTAGTATCTCGACTGAGCCCTTACGCCATAGCTTTTCGGCTACATTGCTTTTTAAAACCATTTGCTGGTTTACTTTTGCTGGTTTACATTCCGGGTGCAAAACAGTTTCTTTTATAAATTTTACTCTCATATCTAACTTTTTGAAATTCTTATGTCAAATTCTAATGTAGCGAAATACACTCCGCTAGGTTTTACTTTTTCATTGAACCCTGTTGTTATGTCTACAAACGAACAAGATTGCACATAGTAGCTCGTTAAATCGTTAGCGTCTGTTGTTCTGTCTAAAGCGTCTCTTATAGCCCCTGCGTAAGTTCTAAGTCTTTCGAAACGAATATCTGGCGCAACAAAACAATTAACTAAAAGTGTCACAGTATCTAACTGACTTGCACTTGTTTTCGTTGGTGTTGGGTCAGTATTTCTAAAAGCATAGGTGATATATGCACCTGCTCCCACGAACCCGTGTAAACCTTCCAAGGCCCCATCTTCAGGGAAGCATTTATCCACAAAACTACTTAAGCCTGTTCCGTTTATTATTTTTGAATAAACAAACTTTGACGGCAATTGATAAGCTCCTATACTCATTTTAATTTTTTACCAAAAAGCTTCATGCTTCTTTTGTTTAACGTCTTATAAATTTCACCCTCTAATAATGCTAAGGCTTGACTTCCTGCTTGTATTGCTACTTTCGGCAATAAGCCTAAACCATTAACGGTAACATCTCCGCCTCCAGGGTTAAACCCATATTCTAAAATATAAAAATATTCAGCTGGGTTTTTAATGTCGTCTATAACCTTTGGCCCTACATAAACCGAAGGACGCCCCGCTTTTGTATTTCTTTTTGAAGGGAATATTCCAATTTTTTTCGCTAGTAGTCCTTTGTCTTTAGGTACTAATTGTTCAAGCTTTGCTTTTAATGGTTTTGCAGATTGCTTTAACGATTGAGCTAAAGCTCTGTTGACTTGTCTTGAACGCGGGTATAATTTATCCAGACCTTTTTTAATAGTCAACATACTTTTTTTATCAATGTCTAATTTTAGCTTGTCCATTAAGTCATGCTTTGGTCTATTCCTTCCGCTCTTTGTATTCTTATTTTTAAACCTACGCCTCTTCCTATTTCCTCAATACCTACAACAGAATAAGGTTCCTGGTCTCCCGAGGTGTTTTTGTTATTGTAAATTGTAACAACAGAATTGTTTTTGAATATCGTATTGAAGCGAGTTATTATTTCAAATTCTGTGTTTGTATATCGTGCGTTTGCATTAAAGGTATTTTCATTTTTTCTTAAAAGCCTTCTAAAATAAAAAGTTGTCGGCGAAGAAAACGTTTTTAGCCTTTGTCCGGTGTTTGTATCGGTTGTCATTGTTGTTGTGTAAACAGTTCCAACCTGGTCTAATGTTCCAATGTTTAGCATTATACCGTTGCTTGTTTGTATTGATTAATTAAGTGCTGTGCTCCTAAAGGTACTTGGTAAACTATTGTCCCGCTTATAACATCTTGGCGCATTTCGTAATACCTTCCAATAACTAAATACATTGCTTGTATTAAGCCTTCTGGAATTTGCAATGCTTCACTAGGCCCAGCGTCAAATTTAACCTCTACACAGTCCGGAGCGTCTTCTGTTGTTGGCCAACTTGTTCCACTTGTCGGGTAGATTTTAACTGTTGCATTTGGGTAGTCTAAATTGCTAACTTTATAATCAGTGTCAACCGTTAAAGTTTGTAAGTTTCCTGAAGAGTCATTGTATTTCACATGAGCAACCGCATTTCCGCTAAAACCTAAATCGATAACAGGCAAAAAGCCGTCAGCAATATATTTCATTTCAACTTCGGTCATTAACATTCCAGCTTCTTTCTCTACAATGTTTTGAGCCATCTTTATAAGGCTTGTGATATATGCGTCGTCACCAGTATAACTTGAATCAATTCTTAAGTGAGCTTTCGCTTCAGCTAAACTAATTGCCCAGGTTGTTCTAGCGCTTTCAATTTTCAACCTTCCATAAGGTAAATATGGTTGGTAAATATCAATTCCGAATAAATTTGTTATTGTGCTCATTTAGTTAAATTTTAAAGTGATATGCTAAGGAGCGCGTTAGCTAACTCCCTAGCTTATCAACAAACAGAAAAGGGATATTGTTACGCTGTTAAAGACGTAAATTTAACCGCTCTTTCGCCTTGCGCTAAAGCAAAGTCAACAAACGTGTTTACAACTAATCTTACTTGACCAGCGGCTGCATTTGTATACGGGTCAACTATAATGTCTACACCGCCAAACATTCCCACCGTTACGTTAGACCAGTCTGCGAAAATACCGTCAGCAGAAGTACCTGCAGAAGCGCCACAGTGGCTTGAGTAATAAGTTGGGTAACCGTTAACCATTTGCTGGTTGTAGTTCATTCCAACCATTCCTGGGTTAATACCAGCAACTTGAGCAGATTGCTTAAGCTCTTTTAAGAACGTTGGGTGTAATACGTATGCAAGGTTTCCACTTAAAGCACCAGCTTCAGCTAAAGTTTGCTCAGCTAAAACTAAGTCGCTAAACATTGAAGCGTTAGCCGAGTAAGTAGACTCAGTGAATGTTCCTATATCAGCGTGCTGAGAAATAGCATCAGGAGCACTTGTTACAGTAGCATCCGAGAACATTGCGTCACAAATTGCATCAGCAACAGCTTTTCCTAAATCGCCCATAATTGCAGTTTCAACACCAGAACCATTTTGCGCTAGTAACTCTTTAGACAAGTTAACATAACCAGCAATTCTTTTTGGCGAAAGTGTTACAGAAGAAAAAGCAGCACCGCCATCAGCAGCAGCTCCATTTTCAGCAGCGAAAGCAACAGAAGACTTTCCAATGATTGGAATACGTGCGTCAGAAGTTAAGTTCAAAAATTTAGCTCCTAAACGGTTGTAAATAGCTTCTTCTCTAATCGCATCAACAAAGCCTTCAACAGATAAGCCTGGAATGTTAGAAGTAAGGTTAGCTCTTTTTTCTAGCATTGAAGCAGGAATTCCAATACCTTGTATTGATTTGCCGTGCGCTCTAGCTTCATTGATAGCTTGCTCTTGAACTTCTTTTTCTACGCCACTTAGGTTTCCATTAATAACACCGTCAACGTGCTTTAGGAATGAGTAGCCTCTTTTAATTGTGTCTTCTTCTGAGACAACATTTTTTGCGTCTTTTGCTTTCATAGTTTCTAATTTAAGTGCGCGTTCTGCGTCAGCTTTTAAGCTTTCAGCTTTTTCGTTTAGTTCATCGAACTTAACTTTTTCGTCTGCTATTAAATCTCTCTCTTCGAGTTCCGCAACAGCGACTAAAGCTTCCATCTCTTCAACTACTACTGAACGCTCTTCAGTATAAAATTTAGATGATTTCATCAGTTAATTATTTAAGTTTAACAATTTTTAATTTACGAGCGGCAAGGCTTCGATTCCAAGAATCAATTTCCTCGTTTTTCATTTCCTCTTTTTCACGCTCTAGAGTCTCTTTCATATTGTCTTTCCAAGCTTCCATACTTCTTAAACCAACAGAAGCATTTGGATATGCCGGATAGGTGACTGCGGACACGTCATATAAACGAGAAACTTTTTTAATAGTTCTAACCGCTGCACCATTTTCTCCTTGTTCCCATGAATCGTCTTCAACAGTAAAAGCAAATGAGCTTTCTGAAATATCACCACGCTTTAAGCTAACTAATAAATCACGACCTGCTGAAGTGTCTGGAATAGCTACTTCATATCTCAAACCTTTATCGTCAACACGAAGCTTTAAAGTTCCTGAAGTTGTTCTTCCCATAATATAATTTGGGTCATGGTTTAATAAGAAACGAACATCGTCTTCTTCACGTCCACTAAAAGCATCTCTTGAAATAAATTCAGTAAAGCCTCCA